TTACGCCTCCTTCGTAACTGTTGAATGCTCAAAGAAGCAACTAACAAAGAGTTACTTCTTTGAATATTCAAATAAGTTGAGCAGTTTAACGTCTTACTCAGGACGATTTGTTAGAACGGAAGATCGTCGTCTGCGACAGACGCGAAATTGTAGAAATCCTTTTCTTTAAAAGCTCCTTCTGTTTCAAGGAGTTTTTTATAGTTGAAATACGCTTTGATAGCGTCGGGGTTAATACCACCGAAATCAAAGCAAAAGATAGCGTCGTTTACAATGGGTCGAATTTCAACCTTGTAATTATAGGTGTTTTTGAAGTATTTCTTTACTTCGATCGCAGCCTTGCGGCTGTTAGCGAAATAAAGCGTCGGGTTGACGACGTCGAAGTCATCAACAATGACATAGGTCTTGATAATGTTCTTGGTAGCATTGTCGAACTTCTTAACGATTTCCTCTACTTCGTTTTTGATTTTGATTTCTTCTTCGAACATGGTGTTCTCCTCCTGTGTATTTTTTGTTTTAACATGGTTCCTCTTTACCCTGGGTGGGGTGCTTCTTCACCTTAGCACTTTGGTTCTCTTTATGAGATTGTTTTTGTTGTTACTCTGGAGATCTCAAATGAAGAGATCACGAGGAGCAACAAGAAAGAAGACGAACATGGGCGCAGCAGCGAATGCTGCGATGACAAAGATCGTCATCTTTGTCTCCTCCTTTCTTTTTGAGTCGTCAGACTTTACATCCACTCGGAGAATGCAGTCTGAACCACTACCAAACCCAATGAGGGGGTGGGTTTACGCTCAAAAATTTTGAGTCCGTGCGCAGCACGGACTCATGTTCTTCTCCAACTCTTTTCACTTTTCAGATCAAAAAATTCTCACCTTTCAAGAATCTCCATATCGGAGAGAGAAAACGAGTATCTCCCCTCCCCTCCCGGGGGTCGCAACGCCGAAAGGGCGACTAACAAATTATCGGAAAACCAAAAAATAAAAGGCTGTCGATCTCATCAAAAGGATCGACAGCCTTTATCGATAAATGATAAGAGAGGACTTGGTACTTATGACAAACTTGATTAATCAGATACCGAATAAGGCATTTGATTCTGAATACAATACTCAGTTTAAAAAAGAAATGCTGTATTTAAAAGAACATGGTATTGATCCAGTATTTATTAAGAAAACTGGAGAATATAGAATTCCAACTTATAAGTATACTAAAACACCTGAGTTATTCAGAGTTGTAGCAGATTTCTATGAACAACAGCAGAATGAGAAATCTTTTGAACATCTGAAGAGAACAGTAGACTCAGTTTCTTATATAGTAACTGGTAGACCAGATGGTGGTGTTGCAGATGACAACTCCACCATCTGAGTCAAAAACTAGAAAAAGTAAATTAGTTAAGCCACCTAATAAAATTTGTCCTATATGCAAGAAGAGAAAAGATTTATCAGAATTCTATTCAAATCCAGATTGGGCTGAAGAACAAGGTAAAGATAAGTGGTGTAAGGAATGCTTTAGTAAACTGACTACTAAAGAAAATGTTAAAGAGTATTTCTGGGAAAACAGAAGAGAATGGTCAGGTACTATATGGAATCAGGCTATTAGATCAGCTGAGAAAAAATTGGAGAATAATAGTATATATCAGAAATCAGCCGAAGACAGAAGACATGTTTTACTTGAGAGAACAGCTGTACAATGCGTTCCATTATTCATGTCACCTAATTACCACTTTATTATTCTGGATAAAAACAAGAAACATCTTTCATATAGTGAAGCTGTTGCAACTGGAGAAGTTCAGTTAGAAGACGGTGATCCGAATCAAAAAGAGTATGATGAATTCTTCAATGGTTATTTTACTAAGAGAGAATTAGATTATCTTCAGAATTACTATAACAAACTTGAAGAAGACTTTACTTTTGACAATGAAAACTTAAGAGATTATGCAAAGAAATGTGCCAGAGCTAGTCTTCAAGCAGATAAAGCTCAAGATGACTATGCTGCCGGCAGATGCAGTTTTGCAGATGTCAAGGATGCTTTGGCACAGTTTGATATGTTGAGTAAATCAGCAAACTTTGCAGCATGTAAGAGAAAGACTGGAGAAACAAGTGGACTTACGTCTTGGGCAGAAACTACGTTATATCTTGAGACTCATGGATATTGTAAGGAAACACAAGTAACTTGGCCTCAGGATGACGTTGATAGAATTGTAGCAGACCTTAAGCACACAGTAAAGGCTTTGGGACTTGATTCTATATAAGTAGGTGATTTTATATATGGCAGTAGTAAAACCAGGAGTTATAAATAACTGGGAACTGATGGAACGTCAGGTACTGTTTTATAGAGATCACTTAGATATCTTTATAGAAGAACAGTTTGCTCCAATAAAATTAACTCCAACTCAGAAAATTATAGCCAGAGAATTTGGCAGAGCAGATGATATGAAAACGGTGTGCTCACGTGGTTACGGTAAAACTTTTATTATTGCCCTATGTTGCTTTGCCATGTGTTCGCTGTACCCAGGCACACTTGTTGCAGTGTGCTCTGGTACAGCTCAACAGGCAACACTTGTATTTCAGAAACTTAAAATGGATATAGATACCAATGACAACATGAGGAAAGAACTCGATGCTAATGGAGCAAGATCTTTGATTCAACTTAGTAAAGACAAAGGCAAGTGTTATTTTAAAAACGGTTCTTCTATGGAAAGCTTTGCACTTACTTCAATGAGAGGTCAAAGAGCTAAGATAGTTGTTATTGATGAGGCGCTTGAAATGAATCAAGCTGATCTGGATGCCATAGTATCTCCTCTTAAGAACTTTAAAAGAATTTATGCTTACCAGAATGGAATCAAGGATTTCCCGTCTAAGTCTATAGCAATTACTAGTGCTTGCGAGAAAAGTAATGATTTTTATGAAGACTTTAAGAGAGTAGTTAGGAATATGGCAGCTGGTGCACCTGGAGCTTTTGCTTGTGCTCTTGATTATAATGCAGCTATTCATGATGGTATTACAGACAAAGAGTTCTTTGAAAAAGAGAAAGCCAGAATGCCTCAGTCAGTATTTGATATGGAGTATGGTTCTATATTTTTAGGTGCAACGAATAACTCAGTATTTCCATATGGACTTACAGATGCTTGCAGAACTTTAGAGAAAATAGAATTATGTCAACCAAAGTCTTCCAAGAGCAGATATGTAATTTCATTAGATATCGCGACCTCGGAAGCAAAAGGTGCTGATAACTCTATTGTCTCAGTACTTAAATTTACCGAAAGAACCGATGGTTCTTTCTCAAAGAAATTAGTTTACATAAGATCTTTTCATGGAAAGGGATTAGATGTTCTTTCCAATGAAATCAGAATTTTATTTCATAAGAAATTTCCTAACACAGAGAGAATTATTTACGATGCGCGTGGACTTGGCGATGCGTTCTCCAAGTTCTTTGCCGATCCGTGGATTGACCCGGAATCGGGCAAAGAGTTTCCACCGCTTGTTCATGATGATGAATCTGTTATTGTTGCCAATGCAATGCCAGTATTACATGCAATAAGAGCTGTTCAGATTCTAAACCAGCGTATTGCTACAAACTTACGCGTCATGCTTGAAAAGAGAACAATAGAATTACCTGTTAATAGCAGAATTCTTCAGGCAAGAAAGATTGATGCTGAACATCCAGATCCAATATCAAGGGATGAGCTTGCAGTATTTATAGAAGCTGATGCGCTTCAATTTGAAATGGGCAACATAGTTTGTAAAATTAGTCAGAGCGGCAACGCCATATATGACGTGCCGCGAACCAACATGCATAAGGATAGATATTCTTCGCTGGCCTATGGTGCAGACTATATAGCTGAACTTGAGCAAGTCAATATTAAAAAACTAAAAAGAAACCCGATAGTAATTGGGTTTGCTTCAAACTTTTAATTTAGAAAGAGGTGAGGCCGATGGCTAGGTTTGGTTTTCGTAATTTATTTGGAAGACAGCCGAAGGTCTCCGAGCGTCGGCCTTCACTACAGCCTGAAAAGGTTGTTGTTGGAGCCAATTCAGAAGACGGCACAAACATAATGACGTTTGATAACTCCAATATAACTTATAAGAGTCACCTTACTGATATAGAATATGACTCACTATTGAGAGACAAACAGAAAAACATATTTAATTTATATAGCCTGGCTGATTACTATACAGATCAGGATCCAATTGTACATGGTATAAATAAACATGTTTATGTTCCGTTTTCCACCGGAGGCTATTTTCTTACTGGAAGCAAAAAGACAATTGAGATCTTTAAAGAGTATTATAAAAAGATACACTTAAGAGAATTGATAGATGATTGTTTCTTGCAGTACTATAAATATAGCAACGTATTTGTTTATGTTTACAATGGTGTTGCTATTACTCTCCCACCCCATAAATGCGTTATAGCTGGAGTAAGATTTGATGGAACTCCGGTTGTTGACTTCAACGTAACTTCAATTCAGAACGAATACAGAACTAAAACTTATTCTACTACAGATCAACCTGGAACTGAGGATAACTATCTACAAGATGTTTTGGATGGTTATCCACCTGAAGTCAGCGAAGCAATAAGACTTCGTAAGGACTATGCAAGACTTGATCCCCATAACACCTTTGTTATTCAAGGAAGCAAGGAAGGCTGGCAGAGATACAGTATTCCGTGGATTGCTTCTGCCCTGACTGCATTAGCAAAGAAAGAAAGAATCAATGAATACGAGACTGCTTTGCTCAACATTGGTGCTCGTGCTTTTGTTCATGTAATGTATGGTGATTCAACAAGAGGTCAGGAAATGTATCCTGACAAAGAACAGCTTAGTGCGGTAAGAAACATATTCAGCAATGCAATGAGCGGCAAGCCGCTGGCTGTTACGAATCATCTTGCAAAAGCAGATGTTGTTCAGGCTGACCTTGGTGATCTGTATCAATACCCACTTTATACTCAAGTCAATTCTGATATTCTTGCAGCTGGCGGTATAGCTGGCATTATTGTCAACGGAGAATCTGAAGAAGGTTCTACTTTTGCTTCTGCCCAGGTTTCAATGCAAGCAGCAGCAAACAGAATAGAATCAGCAAGAAAAGAATTCGAAGACTTTATGAATAAGTTCAATAATAGAATTGTTGAAGACATTAGAATAATTAAAACAAATAATCTAAAGCAAGTACCTGAGTTTCACTTTGAACCATTAAGCATGAATGGTGAAAAAGATCTTCGCGAAGCTTGCGAGCGTCTTTGGACTCTCGGCGTATTGCCAACCAAGACAATGCTTGAGCGCAATGGTTATAACTACGAACAGCAGATCGATCTCATCAAACAGGAAGTTGAAGATGGTATTGATCAGCTGGTTATACCTAGAACAAACAGAACAAACGATACCAATGATGATCAAGGCGGTAGGCCTGCGTTAACAGACGAAGAGAGAACTTCAGATCCAGAAAACTCAATCAGAAGCAAACAAGCTAAGGATGCTGCTGATGGCAATATCGATCAAGAGCCGGGATCTTAACCCGGCTCTTTCTCTTTGCTTCTTTAGCTCAATTGGCAGAGCAGCTGATTTGTAATCAGCAGGTTAAGAGTTCAAGTCTCTTAGGAAGCTCCATTGCCCATATTGTGCATGTGATTAACAATCACCTCTGGGCCAAGTCCTAACCCAACAGGACTAACAGGTTGGGTTCGCGCAACTGGGGGTTAAGCGTTGCACAGCGTATAAGATACCGCAAAAGCCCAGTAATTGTCTTTTGTCGCTAAGACACTAAAGAATGCGACAGGTTACCGTGCGGGTCAACACGTAAAACTGATCCGTGTTTATATATACCCCACGCTTTATTGCGTGGGGCACTACAGCGGGGTAGAGCAGTTGGCTAGCTTGTTTGGCTCATACCCAAAAGATCGAAGGTTCGAATCCTTCCCCCGCCACCAGTATATCGCCTTGGCGATATATTTTAAATAAATAAATTCGTATCCATACTGACTCCTACCTTTATGAATGCGAAAGTTACAAAGGAGAAACGCAATGCCTAAGACTATCACAGCATCTGCAGTAATCTCCGAATTGCAAAGTTCCGACATGTATCTTTCTGTGAGAGGACGTCTTTGTGACACAAAGACAAATGCTAACGGTGTTGCCGTTACAGAAGCTTTCATTGACGAGATCGTAGCCAACCAACAAAAGTATGTTGGCATTCCTCTTTGTGCAGATGTTCGGGGCTTGATAAACGACACTACCATAGGACACATGTATAACAAAAGAACTGGTCAATTTATGAGTGCCATCATTGGTTCAATGTGCAGCTTTGAAAAAGAAGTTTCTGATGATGGTGTAGTTAGTCTCATAATTGGTGCCAGGGTTATGAAGCGGTACACCGCCGTATGCAATGCACTTGCAAAGCTTTTTGCTGAGAATCGTTTGAAGTTCAGCTTTGAGCTTTCTTGTGGTGAATACGAAGAACGTGATGACGGCACAATGCTTATTGATGCGAGTGAACACAATTTCCTCGAAGGCGCTGCTGTTGTTACGTTCCCTGCATGCGAAGATGCTGTTGCTATGGAGCTTGTCGCTGAATGTTTGGGCAAAGGAGATGAGAACATGGCAGACAATAAAACTGAACAAATTGCTGAGGTTACCGAAGAGGAACCAATTGTTGAAGTAGCTGAAGAAGCTGCCGAGGAAGTGGTTGCTCAGGAAGAGGCCGAAGAAACTCAAGTTAATGCAGAAGAAGCTCAGGCTGAAACAGAGACTGCTGAGGTCTATGTAACGCATGAGTCTACTCAGGAAGAATATGTAAGTACGTATGACACAGATACTGATGTTTCCACAAGTCAGTGCATTACAGTAAGAACTGTAGAGCGTGGTCCAGCTGAAGCTACTCCTACACCAGCGCCTATCGCTGAGAATACGGAAGAAGAGAAGCATGAGGACGAGGCTCAGGAAAAAGTTGATGCAGAATCTGAACATGTTCCAGACAACAGCCAGGCTAATCTTATAGCTGAGCTGTGTGCCAGCGTTAAAGCTCTGGCTGCGGAACTTGCGACAATTAAAGAATCTCTTGCGCATCATGAAGAAGTCACTGCTGAAGCAGAGCAGCCACAAGAGGCTGAAGCTTCTGCTGAAGAAGTAGTGGCTGAAGTTGAAGATAAAAAGTGGACACTTTTAAATCCTTTTGTTTCTGAGATGAGTGTCCCTAAAAAGTATACGCTTCTAGAGAAAGATGAGCGTAAAACTAATTACACATTAATATAAAATCTACGAGGTGATAAACCATGGCTGGATATATGACCAAGATGTATGGCAACCTCTATGAGGGCGAGTTCAGAAACGGTGCCGAGGCTCCTGTTGCGAATGGCGTGCTCATGGTTCTTGACCCAACTGATATGAAGCTGAAGCTTCCTGCGGCTGACAGCACTACAAAGTTCCTCTGCAAAGAGGCTCTGAATATTTTCGACGGCGTTCCTGCTTATCGTTTTATCGTTGAGGCGCTGAACGATCGTTATTATTTTGTTGAGAACGCGGCTGTTCTCGATGGTCGTCTTGAGTACGATACCGTTGAGTATGCTGCTCCTGTTGACGCTTTCATGCGTGCGCATCCTCTCCAGGTCAACGACGAGTTCGTTGCGACCACCGATGCGACAATCGCTGAGGGCAGATCCTATGGCGTGCTTGCCACTGGCCTGATTGGTTAATTAGAGAGGTGATTTGAAATGGCTGATATCAATATTACAAAGGATTGCAAGCTGATCAAAGTCATCGCTGATCAGGCTATGAAGAAGTGCAATGATGGTGATGCTATCCGTGAAGCTAGCGACATCATGAAAGAGCTTGCTGAAGATCTTTCTCCAAAGAATCGTCACATGATAGCGCAGACTATGGCTTATACTCTTACTGAGGTTCAGCAGAATGCGCTTGATTTCCTTGGTCAGGTTGCTGACCAGAAGGATGTTGGCATTGGTGACAAGGCCGTGTTCCAGGTCAAGAATGCCAACGGTATTAAAGTTGTTTTCCACGCGAAGGGTGGTTCCACTGTCCCACGCAGCTATGTTGGTGAGCGTCAGGTTACTGTCGATACCGATGAG